ATATTAGTTTGCTATATGGCTCAACGTCACCTGTTCCGTTAACTTGAAACCAAGCAGCTGAAGCACCCATAGTTCCTGTACTAGGAGCTGTGTTAGCAGTGGCTGTAGTGCGACTACTAGCTGCAATTAGCTCGTCTGTTCCATCTACATACCCAGCAGCAAAAGCGTTCCATAGTACGTCTTCTTCAGCATCAACAACGTCGTCGGCATCATATGTAGCACCAACTGTACCTGTTCCCTCATTAAAGAATGGACGCATGTAAGTACTAAAGCTTAGTTCTACTGGTTCTAGGCTAGTGTTAAAACTGCGCTGACCACGAATTGGGCTTGTGCCGGCTTCGTTAATTGTTACAGTTTCGCTACCAGTGGCTTGGCTAAAACTTAGTCCATCTAGAACCTGAATTTCTTTAGTGTTACTAGCTGTGAATCCGTTTGTCTTTACTACGCCTGTGTTTACGTCCACATTGCTAGTAAAGAACATTCTAGCGTTACGAATTAAATTAAAACTCATATCTCTTTTCCTCTTATTAGGTGCTTTTTACCATTACGAGATATTTATCTGTGTTTGGTTGACAAGCACGGTTGCTTACATGATCTGATAACGAACTTGTAAGTTTATTTCGCCAACTGCGTATGGAGCTAATAAGCCTTCATCAGTAGTAATACTATCTATTAGTATCTCAGTTGTTGTGTATTGATTAGTACTATCATACACTAATTGACGATTAAGGTCAATACAATTTTCGAGGTCCCCTAGTAAACTTTCTAGCTGAGTTTGTGCAGTTTCTTCTCCATAGCAATATGCTCTGACACATACATGCAATATTCCCCAAGCAAATCCTGCTAACTGGTATTCTCTACGTTCCATGCCTGGACTTACAAATACTGCAGGAAAATCTTGTACTTCGTCCCAAAATTTTAAGTACGGGTAACTATTGTTACTTAGTTTTGTTGTATAGATGCCCGTACCATCTATAACTTTGAACGCATCTGCTAAGGCCGTTACTATACTTTTGCGCTTGCTCATACTAATTGTGCCCTTAGCCTTGTTATTGTTAACTCTGTTGCTAGCTGCCTAATCGACTGGCTGATTAACAGTTTAGGGTCTCGTGATCGAGGGAATTGCTGACGTCCTCCAGCACTAAATGTGGCGTAAGGGTTGCGCATATATGTATAAAATGCCGTAATCATACCCTGACGCGATTGTGATATACTTTCTACTTTTACACTTTCTGCAAATCTACCACTACGTAAATTTAATACATTTCTACTACCGCCGTCACCCATGTTCTGTTTAACAGTTTGCACAAGCTTAGCGTCTAATAATAGCTGTAGATTTGGTACTACGCTAGTTTCTTCTTCGCCGCTATCTCTAACTGTAAATAGTTTATCTTCAGATAACCGCTTAACCCTAGCTAGTTTATTTCGTTCTTCTTTTAATACTCGTATTGATTCTTTATTATTCTTTTTAGTAATAGGATACTTCTTTTTACCAATTAAAACTTTAGGACTAGCTTTGCTGCTTGGCTTTTTTCGTCCTGGAAAAGGCGATAGTATGTTATCTATAATCTTATCTATGGGCTTTCCACTACCTTCAGTATCTAGTAAAATTGTTGCTAAGTTTGGGTTTTTCTCTATTACACTTAATAGGGCTTTTTCCGTACTGTCTGGTCCTAGCAAATCTCTAAGTTCTGCTATAACTTCTTTACTAACGTCTCCGCTTTCTAGGTTAGTTGAGCGTAACTGAAATTCTACTAAATATGAATCAGGGTTTTGCAAATAGCTGGCATATAACTCCTGATCTATAGCATTTGGTAAATTAGCACTAGCTAAATCATCAGCTTGTAATCTGGCTATATACGCATCAAGTACATCTAGCATACGCTTTTGCTGTGCTTCAGCTAAGCCTTGAGCTTTTGCTACTTCATTTCTAAACTTTTTGGTTAGGTTAGTAGCAATAGATACTACGTGTCCTTTATTAAAGTAATAGCCTAAGCCACCTTCAATCTTTGCCTGTTTTTCGGCCTTATCAAACTCTTCTTTTCTTAATTTGTATATTTCAGCTTGTGGCAAAGTACCGCGCTTTTCTATTAAATCGTATTTTTGCTTAATCCTAGCCTTTTCAGCGTCTAAATAATTATCTTCTGCCAATGCTAACGCTGCTTCAAATTCGTTTACTTTGTTTTTATCAAACATTACTGCTTTTATTTTATCAGTAATAGTACCAAAGGCAATGTTTTGAAAAAATACTGCTCGTCTACCTTCAACCTCTATTTCTGCAGCATTTGGTCCTTTTTTGCTAGGCTCAAGTAAAGCGTTTAATATTTTATTTGTTTCTCTAGTAGATAAATCTTTTCCTACAATTGTTTTGTACATGTTTTGTAGGGTTTGACTGTCTAAATAAAAACTAGTCTTGCTAGCTACTTGTTCGCTTGCACGAAATACATTTGTGCTTTGTTGGATAATATTGCGACCTATAGTTTCTAGAAACTGCTTATAAACCTTACTCTTTAGAACTTCGCTGAAGTGTGCAACGCTCATTACGAATAGTCCGCAACATAGTTATCTAGTATTCGACGAATATGTGCTGGAAATCCTGAGCTGTTTATATACTGTATTTGCGTAACATTTGGTGATACATCACGATTTACGTGTACCGCACTGTTATTTTTCATGTAATATTCAATTAGGTCAAATATGCCTAATTTTAAATCTTCTGGTGTTGCATCATATCCTGCAAAGTATTGTATTTGATAGCCCTTAATGGTTTCTTCAAATACTCCACTAATTGCTCTAATACTATCACCATCTTGAACCCAGTCTGTGTATTCTGTTAACGTTGTAGCATATGTTTGACCATAGTTGCTAGAATATTTAACGTATAATATATTATTAACCGGAATTTCTGTTAGTAATATACGATCAAAACCTCCGTCGCTAACCTGTACTTTAACTGAATCATAATAATCTATAAAACTACGCTTGCAGTAACTTTTTACAAGGGCACTAATTTTTGGAATAAGTAAATCTATTTCCGCATCTCTATTACTGCTTGTTATGCCAACATAATTTTTATATTCTGTTCTACTAACTAGATCGGCCATAATTTACTCCACTATTGTCTCTAAAACCTAACCAGTTAGGCTTTAGAGACAGGGCTCTTAAGAACCCTGCCAATATTGTCAATTAAGCAACGTAACGTAATGTGCTAACGGCTTGACCTAAAATTGTACTGATTTGTGTCATACCAGTACGTAGGCTTGCAACCATAACACGACGCTGTGTCTCAACTAGATCGTCTGTGTCAACACGTAGTCCGCGCTGGTTACCAACGATAAAGTTACCTGGATTAAAGCAAATACCTGCAATTTCACCAGCACCCTTAGCGGCAAATTCTGCGCTAACTAGAACTGGGCTATTGCCAACGCTACCAATCTGACCTGTTAATAGTGTGGCGCGATCACCAACTTTATCAACTGTTAGGAAATCTGTATCGTCTAGTAGGTCATAATAAATCTCTGTGCTAACGATATAGATTAATTCGCTAGGATCTAATCCCCATGCGCCTAGGTCACGACGTAGGTTACGCATAGCTGCGATTGTAGCTTTGGGACCAACGTTACCACTAGCAACTGAAGCACCGTCAATGTCGATGTTGTATGCGCTAGCTGTGTCATATGTGGCTAATCCCTTAACAGGATCGCTACCAGCACCTGCTCCACGTAAGAAGGCTTTGTCAACAGCACGAGCAACACGGCGAACCATGGCGTCACGAACGATTGGCATAATAGCGATTAGGCTATCTTCTTCTTCTTCAAATGCTACGTATTCATTTGTAGCAACTTTGTAAGCATTTAGTGTGATCTCTTTGATTTGATGTGGGCTGCCCATATCGCTACCAGCAGTTGTACCACCAATACTTGTACCACTACCCCAAGCTGTATTAGCCATCCAGTTTGCATGACCTGTTTCTGGGTTAACAGGAATAGTCATAACGTTAGTTTGCATTTGGATACTACGTAGTGTAGGAGCAACAACTAAACGACGACGAACTTCGTTTTCCATGTTTAGGCTAACTTCTAGTTCCCATGTGGCACTAGGTAAGTGAGCACCAGGCTGGCTGCCGGTATACTTAGTAACTAGTTCTTTACCAAATTTTGTCTGGTCAATTGCCTTATTAGACATTCTTGCTAATAGGACAGCTTTCTCTTTGTCAGCATAGCTAATATCACCAGCTTTGGCATCAGTAAACTGCATACGGCTTTTTTGAATAGCCTCTAGTTCTTGAGCTTTTTCACGTAGTGTAGCTTCTAGGCCACTTAGTGCCTTTTTATGATCTTCAGCTTGCTCAGCTAGACGCTTCTCAACATCTGCTAGTAAACGCTCAGCACCTGTATCTGTTGTTTGAACAGCGGCAACAGCAGCTTTAATACGTGCTTGTAGTTCTGCTTCTGCTTTGTCAGCAGCAGCTTTTTCGTCAGCGGCTTTTGCCTGTGCTTCTACAACAGCTTTTGCAGCTTGTTCAGCAGCTTGCGCAGCGGCTTTAGCTAACATTTCTTGTAACTCTTTTGGATCCATGTTCCATTCCTCTTTGTCGGCGCTATTTGCTACTTGTGTGGATTCTAGCCCTTTAGCTGATTCACCCATAACTGCAAATTGCTGTTTAAATAACTCAAATTCCTCTGCATTGTCGAACGCTTTGGCTAAACTAAATAGCGTATTCTGATTTGCAGGTACGCTTACTACACTTATTTCATGCAACTCTAGGTCTTTAATTAAAAACACTTCTGCACTGCTATTATACTCGGCATCTTTGACCCTAAACCCGATACTAAAGGCACTTAGTATGCCTTTCTTAACAAGTTTATACACATCGCCGGCTGCATCAGAGATTGAGGCTTTAATCCACAGTCCCTTTTCATCCACTTTGTGGTCAACCATTTTACCTACAGGCATCATATGATTATGATAGGCAAGGATAATAGGATTTAATAGGTAATTCTTTAAACCATTTTCCCAAACACTAGTAGGGACTACGTCCCCGTGTCTATCAGTATCATTAGTAGATGCATAACCTTCTATGGTTAGTGTATCTTCTTCGTCCTGGTGGGCAGCTTTAGCAGTAAATTTTGAATTAAAATAAATAATCTTATTTTTAATATCCATATTACTCTTGCGCTCCTTGTGGCCTACCACCCTGGGATGGATTGGCTGCTGAACCTGCGATGTTAGCAGGTATTCTAACGGTATCGCCGTCTGGTATCTTGGCGTACCTTAATTCTGTTCTAGCTTCGTTAGGTGTTATAATGCCACCATTTACTAAACCTACATGATATGCTGCAATATCTTTTAATTCTGGTTGTAGAGCGCTAACGTTGCTAGTTATTGCTTCCACGTCATATCCAAAATATCGCTCAACTGCGGATACATACAACTTAACAAGTGGCAATACTGTTTCCAAGTAAAATAAGCGTAAATTAGGGGAGATATTAGCATTATTACCCCCAGCTAATAGTATTGGTGGTACTCCAACTGCAGTCATTATGCGTTCGTTGTGAGTTTTCATGCCTTGATCAAAGTCAAGATCGCTGAAGTTTTGGTCTGATAGCTTTTGTGGCTTTAGTCCGCCGTCTAAGATTATAGGACGCTTACCCCCACTTTTACTACTATATCGTTGCTGCCAATAAGCAATAGTTTTTTCCTTAGCTACTTGACTTAGAGTATTATCAGTAGTTAAAACTAGTCCAAATACTGTACCATTGTCAAAAAACTTTTGCTGAAACTCCTGCATGCTGTATAAAATATTAATATTTTCTAAACAGCTTTGTAGTCGGCTAGCTCCACGATAGATACTATCACTACTAGCATCTTTAAAATAAAATACTTCGCTGTCACGAAAAGTTGTGCTGCCGCCGTAAACGTAACCACTAATAAATGTTTTACTATTAGGTATAATTTCTACGTTGCTAGCTGGTAGGTGGTACATAAAAGTACCGTCAAAGTGTATAAACGCATTGCCATCTAGTAAAATATCCTTAAATATTTCTCGGCGAAAGTCTTGTGCACTTTGATAGGGGTTGGGTCTGTAGTTAAGTAAGGTATTTAGTGTTTTAGCACGTATGCCAGTAACAACACCGTCTATTACTTTGTCTTTTATATCGTAGTCTAAGCTAGCGCAAGCTGCTACTAGCATACTTACACTACGATTTACTGAATCTATGTTTTTAAAAGCTGTTTGGTAGTTACGTATACTTTGCGTAGTACCTACTGAACTGCCTTCATCATAGTAAATTTGCTCTTGTGCTGGATTAAGTTTTTCAACAATCCAATTACGAATTCGTTCTAACGCCACCACTGCCTCCTGTAAACTCCGCAAAGTAGCTAGTTGGAGCTTGGCCGCGTACTAGGTGTTCACCATTTAAATATTTCTCACGTTGTAGCTCTATCCAGCGACGTTGTTTATCTACAGAGCTAGGAGTTGGCGATTTGCCGTATATACCATGAAGCTGAACATGATGTCTATTACACAGGGTGTAGACAAGATCATATAGCTCACTATGGTGCTCAGTAATAAAATCGTCGCGAACAGCACAAATAGCTTCATCAGTACTAATATCAACACCTAATCGCTTAGCCCAGCTGTCTAGCAACCAGGTAATACTGTGTAAATGATGTAGTTCTAACTCGCTAACACCGTTGCAAATATAACAGTGAGACTTTTTCTCGTAAGCTGCTTTTGCCTTGTCTCTGATCCACTTTACTGGTATGCGTTTATTAGTATTTACCGCCAAATAAAAACCCTCCAAGTATTAGGTTCAATTATATAACAAAACCAAGCATAACTTCAACACAAAATTTTTATAGGTCTAGGTAGTGAAGCTATAAAGTGCATAACGGAGTGCATCAGCCATGTGACTATATTGATCATGCTTAGGTCTTTCTTTGGTCAAACCTTCGCGATCGTCCCAACGATACTGGTCTATCATAGCTAAAACGTGTGTACAGTTCGACAATACACGTAATCTGCCTTGTTGTATTAAGCTTTGCACAAAAGCAATGCCAGCTAAAACATCTTTTTTAGCCCTAGTAGTAGCAATATCGTAATTGTAGGCTAAGTCAGCACTAAATTGTGCAGCTGCGCTATCAATAAATACTATTTCTACACCCCACCTGGTCATCATAGCACGAAAATGTTCAGCGTGTTGGCTGGTAGTACGCTCTGATTCTAAGTAGTCCTCAACGCAGTAGAATACGTCGCTGGCATGATCATAAACGATATTAACCCAAGCAGTGCTATCTCTGTAACCAGGGTCGCAACCAGCTATAGCTTCACCACGTACCTCACTAGCCAGCTCTGGCACTATCCAATCGTCCCGAAAACCTTCATAAATTTGACCTAAGTAGCTAGTAAAACTAGCCATATACTCTTGTTCAAATTCACTTTTAGGCATTGACCGTCTGGCTTCAGCC